CTTACAGATGACAGATTCAAGGAAGCTCTTAAATCTATTGAGTCAGGAAAGTACACAGCAGAAAAATTAAAATCAGATTTCAATTTAACCAAAACACAAATACAAGCATTATGAAATGGCACCCATCATCACTAGGAAAATTAATGACTGAGTCACGAACTAAGTCAGAGACACTATCACAGACTACTAAGTCTTACATCGCAAGCAAGGCAAAAGAGGACTTCTTTGGCTACAATTCTTTTATCTCTACTAAAGCAATGCAGAAAGGCACTGACTGGGAGCACGAGTCAATTGAACTAGTTAATCAGGTAAGAGATACATTCTACATCAAGAATGAAGATACTATTGAAAATGACTGTCTGATTGGTACACCTGACATCATCCTAGACAATTCAATAATTGACATCAAGACATCATGGTCACTAGAGACTTTCCCAGCTATCTCAGCTGAGGGAATAAATAAAGACTACGAATGGCAGTTGAGAGGCTACATGATGCTATGTGATAAGGCATCAGCTGAGCTAATCTATTGCATGATTGACACTGATGACTTCTTACTATCTGATTGGGATAACAAATCAATCCATAAGGTGTCTCACATTGACCCTAAGAAACGAATCACAGTACTTCAGTATGAACGTAACATTTCAACAGAAGAGTCCATTAGAGAGCGTCTTTTAGCTTGTACTGAATACTACAATGAATATTTTGTACAATTAAACTGTAAATAATGGAAAAATCCTATTTCATAATTGAGTCAAGCCTAGAGAATCTCAAGTATGCTAGATACTCAGCTAAGACGTTCAACAAATCAGGTCATGATTATTGTATCTTAGTCACAGATAACATTGATCAGCTAGACTTAAGGAAAGTAAGCAAAGAAGAATTTAACAATTTAAACAATAAGAAATGATTGAACTAAACAAAACGTACATTAACCTAACTAGAGAACAGTTAGTGATGCCAATCTCAGATAAGGCTGGCATGGTGGTTTATCAAGTAACTAAGCCTACTACAGATAACCCAATGAATGAATTTAAGTGCACTACAGCACGATTTTTAAACCTATATAAATTAGAAAAATGAATCAACACACAACAACAGGAGCAATTATCAACAAGTTGCCAGCAAAGCAAGTATCTGAGAAGTTCAGAGTACAAGAGTTTATCCTCAAAGTAGGTAACCCTGATGACAAGTATCCGCAAGAGGTAAAATTTCAACTAGTGAATGACAACATCGACCTACTAGACTTTATCCAAGTCAATGAACAAGTAGAGGTGACATTCGAGCTGAGAGGCAGAGAATACAATGGCACACACTATGTCAGTTTAAATGCTCTAAAAGTTACTTCTAAGCTATTCTAATGCGATTAGTTAAATACATCATAGTAGTGCTATGCCTAATGGCTACCTTTGGGCTATTTTTTTATGGCATGCACTACTTTCTCGGCAAGAGAGGACTCACAATCGTTTCAATACTAATACTAATTTATTTCATCTATGGATTCATCAGAGATTTATACAATCACTATCGCAACAAGTAAGGACTTCTCCATCAAGCAATGGATGATAGAACAGACTAACCTGAGAATGACCAACAGATACAAGCAGATTCACATAGCTGAGGACATTGGAGTAAATGGCTCACAATTGTCTAGGTTTCTGACTGGCAATACAGTAAAAGACTCATTTTATGAGAAATGGTTTAAATGGTACATTCAAAATTAGTATCTTTACACAATGACAGCATTCTTTACTTCATTGGTAGTCTCCTGGTGGTTTACTAACTTTGATCCCATTCAGAACTTCATTAATAGATTTATTCTACCTGATTGGCTACACACAGCTCTAGGATGCTGGAAGTGTATGTCATTTTGGACTGCACTCATCTACTCACAATCATTCACCGTAGCATGTGCTACTTCACTCACAGCAGTATGCTTACAGAAACTGATATACAACTCGTAGAATCTATAATTAATCTACCTGAGAATGAGATAATGACAAAGAGGTCACTATCACAGCTTAAGATGGTTAAAGTGGCTCACACTGGTGTAATTGATAAGGAATGCTTTTGCTCTACAGTAAGACGCAAGGTGTGGTATAAGGACTTTTTATCCTGGTATGAAAAGAATGCTTGACCAATATATCCAAAAAAACTACACAGAGGTGCTAAAATACACAAAGCACTTCATTCAACGACTCAAAATACCTAGCTCAATTGAAGCTGATGCTGTCATCAACAACGCTTACCTTCATTGTGTTAAGCTAGAGATAGAAGGTGTCACAGAAGACAAAGCTAAAAGCTATCTACTGAACACTATCAAGTATGAACTTATTTGGACTCAAGGCTCAAGGACTAAAAAAGATGACATCTATAGATCACATGAGTATCTAGGTGACTCACTAGATGACTCCTCAGATATTGAGCACAAAGTGAACTTAGAAGAGAGCTATAATTTCAAGAAGGCAATGGTGGAGATATATCGTAACTCTTTGGATGATAGAATTAAAAAGATTATCTTTGAGGCTTACTATGACAAAGGTCACTCAACACAAACAGCACTGGCTAAGTACTTTGACATTAACAGCACATCAGCATTCTTTCTAATCAAAGAAATAAAACAAAATATAAAAGAGATACAATATAGGTATAAAGACTAATATTATGGAATACACAATTAAACCAGAATTCGTAGGTAAGACAGTGAAAATCTATGACAGATTTCAAGGCACTAAGACTATTGTAGTCAACAACCTAGACCTAAGCAAAGTGAAATACTATCAGACAATTGGACTTAAGCACATATTTGAAGAGGTAGTGACTGTTACAGCTCCTGAGTCTACTGTTATTGAGTACACAGCAGTTGAGGATGTGCCAGTTAAAAAGAAACGCACTAAGAAGGTTACTCAAGAAGATGCCAAAGCATAAGTACATAGCTACTCCTGAGGCAATGTGGGACTTATTTGTATCTTATAGAGATTGGTGCAAAGCTAATCCTAGATATCAATACTCACTTTCTAATAAAACTGGCGAGGCAACTGCTATCCCATTAGAAAGACCATTGACGCAAGTAGGTTTCAGAAGTTATGCAGCGGATAATGGTAGTGCAGTGCAAGATTATTTTGCTAATACGGACGGAAGATATATTGAATATGCGACAATCTGTACACGCATAGAGGAAGCCATCCGACATGATCAGATTGAAGGTGGCATGGTTGGACAGTACAATCCATCCATAACTCAAAGACTAAACAACCTGACTGAGCGAGTTGACACTACATCAAAAGGTGAATCTATCTCTGAGATTAAAGTGAATATTATTACTTCTAATAAAGAGTAATATATCTTAATAATAAATAATACAAGTACTACTACTAAGTGGTATCATTTGTCTATGGAGCTAAACAGCACTGTCATCTTTCAAAAGAATCACGAGGCACTAAATGACTCAAGTCATAGGTTTATCATCAATGAGGGTGGCTCAAGGTCATCTAAGACCTACTCACTATGTCAGCTGATAATTGTCTACTGCCTACAGAATCCTAACAAGGTAGTGTCAATCATTAGAAAGACGTTCCCAGCATTGAGAGCTACTGTGATGCGTGACTTCTTAGAGATTATGAAGACACTAGAGATTTATGACGTGGCTAGACATAACAAGTCTGAGCACATCTACACCTTTGGTAATGGCTCTATAGTTGAGTTTTTCTCAGTTGATGACGAACAAAAGATTAGAGGTAGAAAGCGTGACCTTGCATGGTGCAATGAAGCCAATGAGCTGTACTACGATGACTTCACTCAGCTCAACATGAGGACAGAGGGAAAGCTAATCTTTGACTACAATCCATCTGAGAGCAATTCGTGGCTCTATGAGTTACCAGCTGAGGAGTCTATTCTAATCAAGTCTACCTATAAAGACAATCCATTCCTACCTGAGAGCATCAAGCGACAGATTGAAGACTTGAAGAGAACAGATGAGGCACAGTATCAAATCTATGCACTAGGAGAGAAAGCTATCAGCAAGAGTAACATCTACAGCAATTGGTCATTTGTCAAGCATAGACCTGCTAAGTTCACGTCTTATGTGTATGGCTTAGACTTTGGATACAATCACCCCACCGCATTGGTCAGAGTCTACTGGAGAGACAAAGACATCTACATTGAGCCAGTCATCTATGAAAGCTACTTGACCACTACTGACTTGATAGCTCGCATGGATCAACTAGGCATAGAGAAGAACATCAACATACTAGCTGACTACTCAAGACCTGAGACCATAGCTGAAATTGATAGAGCTGGCTATTACATTGAGAATGCTAACAAGGTAGTCAAGCAAGGGATAGACAACATCAAGACCTTTGGTATATTTTGTGAAGACCATCCAGCAATCAAGAAGGAGTACGAGAACTATAAGTGGAAAAAAATAAATGACCAAATCACAGATGAACCAGTCAAGCTTTGGGATGATGCTATGGATGCTATAAGATACGCTGCAACCTATATCAAGAAGGAGTACTTCACAGATGACAGCTACTTATCCTTCTAATTGAATTCTTATAAAAAACAATATAGGTATGGCAACAACAATCATAGCACAGCCTCAGGACTTCACTCCAGCATACAACGAGTGTAAGTTTATCATTGATTCTACTAACAAGAACAAGTCAGGTTTCAGATACATCTTTGAGGTGTTTGACTCAGTGACTAATGGTAGGATAGGATACTACAAGGCACTGCCTACATTTGGCACTGGCTATGGTGAGCAAGACCTGAGCAAGCTACTAAGCAACTCAGTGAGCTTTGATTTCAATCCTTCAATCACTACCTTCTATGATGCTGAGAATAGTTACTTTGGCTATGATGTTAAGTTTGGCGAAGAGTTTATATTTGACTTGAGCTACACAGCATCACTGACTGACAATGCTGGCAACGTTCGCATCACAGCAACACATCCATTTGTTATAGGTGACCAAATCAACATTGTACAAGGTGCTGGAGGAGCAGTTGCGAATCCTGGTGTTGAGGGACTTCACACTGTGATTGCTATCACTAGCACAACTGACTTCACAATTAACGCACTATGGTCAGGAGTCACAGATGCTACCATTGATGGAGTAGTAGAGTATGCTGACAAGCGAAAGACTATCAATCTAAACATCACTAACACTTTGGAAAAATTTGTCTTCAATGGTGTTTACCCTTGGCTTGAGTTTCCTTACTGGGATGAGGACACTTACAACACAGATGGTGTCACTAAGGAATGGTTAACAGACCAACCTACTTCATTTAGCTCAACACCTGGTCAAGATTTATGGCTTAACATCAAGGATAGAGGCACAGTGACTGGTGGCAATAAAAGAGCCTACTTTGAGAATGACAATGGTGATGTGTTCTATAAAAATCTCAGCTCAAATGACTACATCAAAGGTGTGGCAGTTGGCCCTAATAATTATGGCTCACTCACTGTAGTAAGTGGCACAGCTCCATTGGTAAAGAATGACACTACTAGCTACGAGGTATGGTACTCAGATGGAGTATTCAATCCAGTGAAATCAGTCAAGTATAAGGTCAATATAGATAGACGTATGCTTATCTCTGAGAGTCACATTGTGTTCTTAGATAGACTAGGCTCATGGAGTAGCTTTGCGTTTCAGCTTAAGGCATACGAGAAAGGCAACATCACTAGAGAGACATACAATCAAGATGTACCTGGTGCAGTGATAGGTGGAGAATGGGGATATAAAAGTTATGAACAAGGGACAGTGAATATCAACACTGAGGTCACTAAGCTATATGACTTATCAACAAATTTTATGACCGAAGCTGAGGGAGAATACTTCCAGCAGTTGCTAACATCACCACAAACGTACATTAAGAACGTGCTCTATCACATCACAGAGGATGGTGCTGTACTATTCGATGAGAATGGTTGTGTCATTCACGTACCTGAGAGTACTGAGTATGTGAGTTGCAATGTTACCACTAACACCTTTGAGGTATTCAAGCAACGCAATAAGAATCTAATCAAGCAATCTATCCAAGTTAGGATAGGTAACAACGACACAATCAATGGTTAAGATAGTACTTTCAAATGGAGTGCTAGATGTTGCTGAGACATTAGCACTGCCTATCACATTCAGCATTGGTGACATTAGAGACTTATCCTCACGCAAGGGTACATTCTCAAAGACTGTGACCTTAGCTGGTACTAAGAACAATAATGACCTACTAGGGCACTACTATGACGTCAACATACAAGCTGGCACATTCAACATCAACACACTGACTAAGTGTCAAGTGATACAGAATGGTGTACCTATCTTAGACGAAGCACTACTACAGTTAGTCTCAGTTAACAAGGTACAGACTAGCACTAGGTATGAGGATGAGGTGAGCTACACAGTACTTATCAAGGATAGTAGAGCAGAGTTCTTTACAGCTATTACAAATGCTAAATTAACTGACTTAGACTTTAGTGACTTAGATCATGTGTTTAGTTCTACAGATATAGTAGCTTCATTCAGTCACACTGTAGCTGATGGATATAAATACGTGATGCCATATATTCA